CAAACTGCTTTATATGAAGAAGTATAATTAAACATTCCTTGTAAAAAATTTTGAGTACTTTTATACATACCTGTTTCTTTAACTTCTTTACTTAACATAAATTCAGTTTTATATTTATCATTAGGCAACAATTTATTATATATATCAAGAGGTATTTGTATGCTCTTATCAGACCAAGCATTAAATGTAGCACATAAAAGTTGATATAAATTATCAGTTATATTGTCTTTCAAAGCATGAATCATAGACAAGAAAGATGTCATTGTTTCTGCAGCAGACCATTTTGTACAGTCACCATTAACATACATTAATTTATGTGTTTGAACAACATTTTGATTATGATATAATCTATCAAGCATTGACTGCATTTCAATTATTTTTTTATCACCAGGAATGGATATGGCCTCATTGTCTGAATTTTCACATATTTTTTTAAAAAAATTTTCACAAACTCTTGCCAAAGTTTTTGCACCAATATTTATAACATAAAATTCTCTTTTACCACCATATTGAGATTTAATGCAAATATCAGCAATAACTTTACCATGTTCTCTTTTTATGAAGTCATTTGCCCAATGTACTGTTTTATTCATTGATGTGTCATTATTTAATTTACTAGATATTGTCTCAAAAACTTTTTGTCGAGGTTTATATTTATTATAATAATCACTTTTTGCTTCTAGAGCATATTTTCTAATATTTTCAGAGTTATCAGTAATTTTACCATAAACATTCATTTGTCTTTTCCTATATTTAAGAATATCTCTTTTATTGTCATCTGTTAATTCAACAACATGTCTATCAACATCAGAAATTACTGCTTTAGTAGATAATAATTCACCAATTGATTCATCATTTAATAAACTTGTTATATGTTTAAAATTTGGATTTTCTTTCTTAATAGTATGTTTTGTTGAAAAATATATTACAGCTGAAGAACAACCAATTTTTGTATCATATTCTAAATAATATCTATAATCATCTTTTTTACATATATTACCTGTTTTTATAGAATTTGGTAAATTATCATATTCTTCCTGGAATTTAACAATTGTTTTTAATGCCTTAACATTTTCATGATAAATATTTGAAGGTTCCTTCATTGTATGAACATATATGAAAGCTTCATCTAATAATTCTGTAATATCTAATAACATTAGATCACTCCATAAAGATGGTAATCTTATATCTCCTCCAATTGAATTAACATCTCTAACATCAAGATCTAATTTAAATTTTTTTGTTGTTATACCACCTGTTCTAACTGCTTTATTTAATAAAGGTAACCTTGTTAATAATCTGTTTACAACCCAAACTTCCATACATGTACCATAAGGTGGACCAAATTTTTCTATAAGTAATTTATCAATATTTGTATAGATAGATAAGGCTGACATATAACAATATCTATTATCCATTAATAATTCAGCCAATTTTTGATTAGTAGAATAACCAATAATCATTCTTAAAGTGTATATATATTCTAATTTATCCATTGCAAAATAATCTGTTGGTATTGGGGCAGAAAGATATGTATTCATAGTGGAGGAAAAAACAGCATTATGAGAATCACACATATGTGTTATTTTTGAAAGTGCTATTTTTCTCCAATTTGTAAACACATAATAGTAATCTTTATTATCAACCTTATATGATCTTGTTTTACCAAATAAACCATTATCATAATATTGAGGATTTTTAGTTTTAATAACACACATGAAAGATTTACCATTATCATTATTGAATACACTGTTATAATTCATTGCAACAATAATTACCATATTTTTTATACCTGAACTAAATATATAAAAACTATCAGAAGAACTATTGAATGAACAAGAATGTAATAATTGCTTACAAACATTTTTCATATTTCTTGAATAATCAAATGCATTTGTATTATATATATTTTCTAAAGGTATAGTATAATGTTTTATTGATTCTTTTTTTAATTTTTTAATTACATCATCATCTTCACCTAATAAATCAGGATTTGTTAAATAATCATATTCCTTAAATATTTTATAATCTTCTTTCTTTGTTTTTAGACACATCTTTTTTATAAATTCATCAATAACCTTATAATTTTCAAATTCAATTGTCTCTCTATCTTCTGGATCTATTTGAGTGGGTTTTTTTTCAGATATATCCTTTTTAATACCTGTCTTTGAAAAAAATAATAAAGATTTTTGATTAAACTCACTAAAATCCAATTTTATGAATTTATTTTTCCTAATATATTTCTTAGATAAATTATTTTTTATAACTCCAATATAAACCAAATAATCTCTAAAACTTGTACTATTTATATTTGGTTTTGTAGATTTTCTAGGTAATTTTATAAAAAAATCATTTTTTTCATTTTCAAATTGTTCAATCATAAATTTTATTTTATTTTCTTCATTTTTGTCAATTTGTATGCCAGCAATATATAACATTCTATTAGTTACTTTTTTCTTTTTATAATATTCAAATAAAAAATTCATTCTAAGTTTAAATTTCTCATATTCATCCTTATATTTTTTATATAAATTATTATTTCTTTCATTAAATAAAAAATCATTAATAACTTTTTCTTCAGATTCATTAAACATCCAAATTAATTGTTCAGAGAAATCTTTTAGAAAATAAAGTTTACCATTCTCATTTAGATTATCTATATGTTTATAATCATTATTAAATACCTCAAGAAAATTTAATATACCTGCCTGTTCACTTAAATCATTATACTCAATATCTTCTTTAAATGGTATCATTATATGATGAGTTGGTTTAGGTTTTCTCTTTTTCATATTTTCATTTTTCGTAATAATTATCTTGTTAGCCTTATTGAATGTTTCAGATGTAATTTCATTATCTTTATATTTTTTATAAATATTGTC